GTTGGTTTGATATGTAACTATAGAAATATAATAGATTAATAACTTCTAATATATTTACTATATTTTCTTTACTTACATATCAAGCAAATAACTGCTTACTAATCAAGCTTCATATTAGAGGTAGTGTACTCAATTTATGTCATGTATTATAGTTTAAATACAATCGTAAATGAAATAGTACAGTTTAAGGACCAAATTTGAAATTAATACAAATGAGGTAACTCCTTAAACAACTGCCTTACTAATACCGAAGAAACCTTTGTATGAACTTTCGTTCTACCAATTCCAAGGAAAAGGTTGGAAAGATCTGTCTGAGTAAATAATATTTTCTTAATTGGTCAAAAACCTTTTAAAGAAGTATCATAATACAAAGCATCCTTCATTTGATTGATATATTCATTTTCATGCAATATACCAGTCAATGAAACATAAGGATGAGCATAAGCTACAGATCCTTCCATATCAAAGGATGAACAATCCAAGATAAGATTATAAATCATATCTTCAGGAACATTCATAAGATTAGAACTGTTTTCACTAAATACGATGGAAATAATCCCTGAAAAAATATCGAAAGACATTTGATCATGATTACAACCTAAGTTTTCAATAGCAACTCGTTTAGATCTTTTATTAATAGTATCAATGATATTATTAATTAAATCTCTTGGCGTGATAAGCCGATGAAAAATCTTATTTACGAAAATAGCTCTTTTAATATCCCCTTTCATCCGAAGTAAGAATTTCTTATTACCACGAAAGAAGAGTTTATTAAAAGAGAAAGCAGCTTGGTTTAAGTCCTGAATATCAAAACCTTTTCTTCTAGCAGAGGTTAACATTTCTATTAAACAAGTAATACTTTTAATAGAATCGTTTACGCTACCAAGAGGGAAAGGGCTAATTTCTCCAGAAGAAGTGAAAACTCTTTTAGCAAATTCAAAATATTTCTTAGAAATAAAGGATTTACTGAAATTGATCTCAACTCCTAAAAGATTAATTAGTCTTTGATATTCAAAAGCTAAATCATCGTTGAAAATAACAATATCATCACCGAGTAATTTATATTTGGCTGAAAGAAAATTCATATGAAGATTCCGACAACAAACATAAAGAACAAGATGATGGCATATAGTTGATATTCCTCATGATGTATAGAAACCCATAGGATTACCAACTTCATAAAAAATTGAAGAAGATTTTCCCTTAGGATCTTTATACTCAAAAGGATAACCAACCATAATATTGTTTCAAGCCTTAGACTTTTCTTCTCCAATAGATACTTTTAGAAAACTTATCAATAAATCGATAGGGAATCTATCAGTAAATGCTGAAAGATCGAAAGAGTAAAAGGTTTGATCAGGATATAAAGATAAAAGACTATCTAATCCCTCCCCTTGATTAAAGGTTTGGTCATTAGGTATCACTCGTAGTAAATCATATATGTTATTATGAAGTGTTCTTAGTGAAGTTTGACTCCAATAATCACCGATGGCGATTACTCTTGTCTTACCCTCTTTATCTGGAAAATAGCTTAACTTCCTAAAAGTTGGTTTCCCTTCTAATGGTTGGTTAAGGTGTTTTCCATAAATCTCTGAATTTTCCCTGACTAATCTCAACTTCGATCCAAGATCGGTCCCACCAATTACTTCAATTGATTCAATTAAACTTTTTGGTAAGTTTTTACTATCAAGTGTAACTGAAACAAGAGACTGTAAACCGGTAGGACCTTTCTTGCTAGAAGCGTGAAATTGGTTAAAACTTGTATTAATT